GGTGGAGGCCGAAGATCGGCCGGGGAGATGGCCACTCCGAGGTGAAGGGGTCTTTCCTGGAGGGGCGGTGCCAGGCGCCGTCGATCCATGTCCTGTGCAGGAACAGCTTCTTCCGCTTGCCCTTGCTGTCGGTGCCGGGCATGTCGACGCGCTGGCGCCAGTAGAGCTGCTCACCGGCGGCGTCGGTGTAGAGCCACTGCCGGACCGCCCCATCGAGCGCCGGCGGTGGCGCGTCGACCGGGGGCTTCTCGGGGGTCCTGGCGGGGCGCTTCGGTTTCCTGGGGGCCGGTGCCGGGGCTGCTGCTGGCGCATGCCGGGACGGCGTGCCGGGGGTGATGCCCAGGTGCTGCTCGACGGCGCGGGCGGCTTCCTTGAACGTCCAGTTGCGCACGCGCATCAGGAGGCCGATGCCGGTGCCGCCGCCGCCCTTGCCGTCGCGGCCGCCGCAATGCGAACAGAACCAGGAGCCGGGGCCGTCGTCGCCGTCCCACCTGTATCTGTCCGTGCCCTGGCAGTTCGGACACGGCTGGTGGCGGTCCTCCAGCTGATCAGGACGCAGACCAGCGAGGTCCTGCAGGATCTGAGGCCAGCGGCCATCGGCCGCTGACAGCGTGTCGGATGGCATGGCGTGGGTCAGCCCTGACCGTTGCCGGACTGCGAGGCCTTGAACGCCTCGACGACCAGCCCTTGCAGCACCTCGTTCCTGGTCGTAAACCTCTGGCGGGCCTGATCGTCCAGAAACCGCACCAGGGTTCGGGGGAGCCGCAGTGGAACGGGCACCTTCCGATCTGCTGTCGTATGGGCGGCCATCCGGTCGTGATCTGGACTACGATCGACAGCGTAGCGCAATCAGTTGGCATTGCCCCCACCTACGACCCTCCGCCCCCGGCAGAACCAGGCCCTGGCCGACCTCCGCGCCAGCTACGCCGCCGGCCGCCGTGCGCCGATCCTGGTGGCCCCCACCGGCTTCGGGAAGACCGCCACCGCGGCCGAGATCGTCCGCCAGTCCGTCGCCAAGGGCCGCCGGGTGTGGTTCGTCGCGCACCTGAAGGAGATCCTCGACGACACCGCCGGCCGCCTGACGCATGCCGGAATCAGCTTCGGGCAGATCCGCGCCGGCCGCTCCTGCTCCCTGGCCAATCCGGTGCAGGTCGTTAGCGTGAAGACCGCCGTGCGCCGTTCGGGGCTGCTGCGGCCGGACCTGGTGATCATCGACGAGTGCCACCTCGCCGTCGCCCGCAGCTATCAGCAGCTGGTCTCCGCCCTGGGACGCCCGGCGCTGATGGGTCTCACCGCCACACCCCAGCGCCTCGATGGCCGTGGCCTCGGTGAGATGTTCGACGATCTGGTGCTGACCTGCAGCACTGCCGAGCTGATCGACGAGGGCTTGCTGGCGCCGATCAGGCTGTTTGCGCCCCGGCTGGCGGACTTGCCCTCGCGCAGGGGCAAGGAGTTCAACCAGGAAGAGGACGGCGCGATCCTCTCGCGGCCGGCGATCATCGGCGACGCCCTCAGCCACTGGAAGCGGCTCTGCGCAGGCCGCCGCGGCGTGGCGTTCTGCTGCAACGTCGCGCACGCCCAGGGGGTGGCAGAGCAGTGGCGCCGCGCCGGCTATCGGGCCATGGCGGTGCATGGCGGCAGTGATGACGCAGACCGCCGAGAGGCGATCGCCGGGCTGCGCGCTGGCCGCCTTGATCTGGTGACCTGCGCCGAGCTCTGGGTGGCAGGGGTCGACGTGCCGGAGATCGACGTGGTGATCTGGCTGCGCCGGACGGCAAGCGTCACCACCTGGCTGCAAGGCAACGGCCGCGGGATGCGCATCGCGCCGGGGAAGGGTGATCTGCTGATCATCGACCACACCGACAACAGCGACCCCTCGCGGCTGGATCACCCGTTGATCGAGCGCGAATGGACGCTGGAGGGAAAGGCGAAGAAGAAGGCCCAGCAGCGCATCAGCGTGAAGGTCTGCCCTCGGTGCTTCGCTGCGATCAACAGCCAGTCCAGCCGCTGCGGGGAGTGCGGGCACGTGTTCGCGGTGGAGAAGCGCCGGGAGCTGGTCCAGGTGGATGGCGAGCTCGTCGAGCGCAAGCTGGAGATGCGGCAGCGGCGAGCGCAGCAGGGCCGCGCGCAGACCCTCGAGGAGCTGATCGCGGTTGGCCACGCCAGGGGTATGCGCAACCCAAGGGCCTGGGCCCGGTATGTGCTGGCGGCGCGGCAGACGAAGGGCCAGTTCGAGCGGGTGATGGCGTGATGGCCAGCCGCACCTTCGACCCGCAGCTGCTCGAGGGCATGGTCACCCGTGCCCTCACCAGCTGGGGCATCCCGGAGCGGCACGTCGGCGATGAGTACGGCGTGAGCGGCGCCTGCATCGGGAACATCCGCCGCGGTGCCAACCACAAGACGGTGCGCGCCGACCTGCCGCGGTGGACCCGCAGCTGCGAGACGTGCGGGCACTGGCAACAGGACGACTGCACGTTGGGATTCCCAGAGCCTGAGGAGGTCGGCCCGATCCAGGCCGCCTGCGAGTGCTCGGCGTGGCTGGAGGTGGCGCCGTGAACTGCCCACGATGCGAGAGCGCAGCACGTCGAGCCAACAAGCGCTGGGAGTGCACCGGCTGCGGGTATGCGTTCAAGGCTCGGCCTCCCCTGACTCTGGAGGAGCTGCAGCGGCGTGATGAACCGGCACGGCAGCCGGTAGCAGACCGGCCCGCCCTAGCGCCTGATCTACCTCCGACCCGGCCCTTGCTGACCGAGGCGCCCCCACCGAACCGGATCCGCCGCGGGGACGTGTGGACGGACATCCAGGGACGCCGCCACCGGGCGGACCCGTGCGTTGTCGAGGGGCTGCTGTTGATGGTGCCGATCGACCATCAGCTGGTGCCGCTGGCGATGGATGTCACCAAGCCCCACCCCTGGCAGCGGGTGGAGTGGGGTGGGCAGCCATGAGCGAGCAGGAGCTGCAGCAGAGGGCGCTGATCCAGCTGTCCCGGGGGCCGGTGCGGCTGTTCAGGAACAACGTGGCGCTGGGCTGGGTGGGGCAGTCCCAGGTGATTCGGCAGTGCTGCACGCTGCATCTCTACCCGGGTGACGTGGTGATCCGCAAGGGCCGGCCGCTGCACGCGGGGCTGGCGCCAGGGAGCGGCGACGCCGTGGGCTGGCGCACGGTGACGATCACCCCCGACATGGTGGGGCGGCCGGTCGCGGTCTTCGCCAGCATCGAGTTCAAGGCACCCAGGGGCCGCGTTTCCCCCGAGCAGCAGGCCTGGGATGCGACCGTCCGAGGGGCCGGCGGCCTGTCGGGCATCGCCCGGTCGATCGACGACGCGCGGGGGATCCTGGACTTAAACCAGCGCCCATAAAGTCGCAGTCTGGACTAAGATCAGCAGGAACCGCGAGACCCCATGACCACCGCCAACGACCTGATCTTCGTCATCCTCAGGTCCGCCCACTTCACGATCGAGGGCCGCGTCGGGCAGGATCCCGAGCTGCGCTACTTCCAGTCCGGCAGCTGCAAGGTCCAGCTGTCGATTGCCGTCAACCGGCTGGGTGTGAAGCGTGACGACCCGAACGCACCGCCGCCGGACTGGTTCAAGGCCGAGTTCTGGGGAGCGGATGCCGAGGAAGTGACGAACGTGATCCGCAAGGGTGATCTGCTGCGGGTGAGCGGCCGTGTCCGGACCGAGACCTGGACCGATCGGAACCAGCAGCAGCGGACCGACGTGCTGATCCGCGTGGAGGACTGGTGGCAGATCGTCAACGGCCGCCCGGTCTACCGGGACGTGCCGGCGCCGGCTGAGGAGGCCGAGGGGCCGGTGCAGCGGCCGGCGGCGGTGGCTGCTGGCGTCGGGGCTGCAGGTGACGACGAGATTCCGTTCTGATGGCCAGCACTGATCTCCGTCGGTATCGAGACTTCATTGCATCGAAGGGCATCGCCGCCCAGTCGGCCGGATTCCCGATGGCGCAGCAGTGGCCCGACCTGTTCCCGCATCAGCGCACGACGCTGCAGTTCGCCTGCGAGCGGGGCCGGTCGGCTGCCTTCCTCGACACCGGCCTGGGCAAGAGCCGCATCGAAGCGTGCGCCGCTGAAGAGTTCAGGATCGCCAGCGGCAAGCCGTCGCTGATCCTCACTCCGCTGGCCGTCGCCCGGCAGATGCAACGGGAGTGCGAGTCGGCCGGCGTCGAGGCCCGGGTGATCCGTGAGGACGCCGAGGTGTGGCCCGGAGTGAACATCGCCAACTATGAGCGGCTGCCGAAGCTCGACACCACACGATTCGGTGGCGTGGTGCTGGATGAGAGCAGCATCCTCAAGAGCTTCACCGGCCCCACGAAGCGGATGCTCTGCGATGCCTTCGCAGACACGCCCTACCGCCTGGCTGCCACCGCCACTCCGGCGCCGAATGACCACATGGAGCTGGGTCAGCACGCCGAGTTCCTTGGCGTCATGCCTGGCCCGGAGATGCTCTCGCGCTGGTTCATCTCGGATCAGTCCACGATGGGCGGCTACCGGCTGAAGGGTCACGCCAGGGCCGATTTCTGGCGGTGGGTCGCCTCATGGTCCCGGGCCGCCACGCTCCCGTCCGACCTGGGCGGTGATGACTCCGGGTTCGTGCTGCCTCCGCTCCGGTATCACCTGCACACCGTGCAGGCTGATATCACCACCGACGTGCCCGTCGGGATGCTGTTCCGCATCCCCGACGGTTCCGCCACCACGATCCACCGCGAGAAGCGGCTTACCATCAACGAGCGGGTGGCCGTTGCCGCCGAGATCGCCAACACCGCCACCGGTGCAGTGATCGTGTGGTGCGAGACCAACGAGGAATCCACGGCGCTGGCCAAGGCAATCCCCGACGCCATCGAGGTGCATGGATCCATGACGCCTGAGGCCAAGGTGGAAGCTCTCGATGCCTTCACCTTCGGCCAGCGCCGCGTGATCGTCTCGAAGCCGAAGCTCGCCGGCTTGGGCCTCAACTGGCAGCACGCCAGCACCGTCGTCTTCGCCAGCGTCAGCCACAGCTACGAGCAGCACTACCAGGCCGTCCGCCGCAGCTGGCGCTTCGGCCAGACGCAGCCGGTGGATTGCCACGTCGTGATCAGCGACACCGAGGCACCGATCTGGTCAAACGTGCAGCGCAAGGCCGCAGACCACAGCCGCATGAAGCGGGCCATGGCGCAGGCCATGAATCAGGACCAGTCCGAAGCAACACTTCGCCGTGCCTATCACGGCACTCCGGTGATCACTCTTCCCAAGTTCCTGCAGCACACATGAAGCCATCTCACGAAGGCCACGGCTGGGCGCTCTACAACGCTGATTGCGTCGAGATTCTCGCTGGCCTGCCTGACGACTGCATTGACGCCTCAGTCTTCAGCTCTCCCTTCAGCTCGCTCTACATCTATTCGGATTCTGAGCGCGACATGGGGAACGCCGCCTCTCACGATGAGTTCCTTGAGCACCATGCCTACATGGCGCGTGAGCTGTTCCGAGTCATGAAGCCAGGCACCGTGATCTGTGATCACGTCAAGGACACGGTGTTCTACGCCAACTCCAGCCAGACCGGCGAAAGCGGCCTGTATCCGTTCAGTGATGCCGCTCTCGCCAACTACCAGAAGGCCGGCTTCGTGCTCCGTGCACGCACCACTATCTGGAGGTGCCCCGTTCGAGAGCGCAGCAAATCCAACCCCGAGCGGTTGCTCTACAAGAACATCGGAGAGAACTCCAGGGTCTGCGCCCCGGGAATGCCTGAGTACATCCTCGTCATGCGGAAAGATGCCCAGGGGGTGAAGGTCGGTGATCCAGTCCGTCACGCTGTAGCGAAGTGGACACCGGAGCGATACGAGCGCGATGCACGCGAGATTGGCCGTGAGCACGCGGAGCGGCTGATGCGTGCTGGCCTGATTCAGGGATGGGATGAGGCGCTGGTCTCCCGGCTGGCAGAGGCTGCGAAGTTCCCACTGGATCAGTGGCAGGAATGGGCCTCCCCCGTGTGGATGGACACCCGGACCACGGACGTGCTGAACGCCAGGTTCAAGGCCGACGGAGATGAGAAGCACATCTGCCCGATGCCACTCGACCTGATCGAACGCTGCCTCACCCTCTACAGCAACCCTGGGGACCTGGTGCTGGATCCTTTCAACGGCATCGGCAGCACCGGCTATAAGGCGGTGGAGATGGGCCGGCGCTACATCGGTGTGGAGCTCAAGCCGGAGTACGCGAAGCAGGCGGCCAAGTTCCTGGAGTCGGCGGAACAGAGCAGCGGGCGGCTGTTCGATGCGCTGGAGGCGGCCGCCGCCTGATGATCACCCCCGCCTATCTAGCCGGCCTGCGCCGCCAGCTGCGGGCTGAGCAGACGATGACGCTGGTGCAGATCGAGCAGCTGTGCCCGGGGTGGTGGCCGACGCTGAGCGACCTGGCGGAACAGCTGGGCACCGAGCGGGCGACGCTCAACCGCTGCATGGCCAAGCTGGAACGGCAGGGCCTTCTGCGCCGCGTCACCCGGGGCAACGGCGGGGGCACGTGGATCTGGTGGGTGAAGCGCTCCGCCGACGATCAACCGGACGACAGCGGCGCCCCGCGGTGGGTGCTGCGGGACGTGGTGTGCAACCGCCGGCGGGAGATCATCGTCGGTCAGGAGCGCGCGTTCGCTGCTGCGAAGGGCCTGTCGTATCACACGCTGCGGAACTTCCTGGCCGGCCACCGGCCGCTGCTCGCGCAGCGCTGGAGGCTGGTGAGCACGCCGCTGCAGCTCGAGGAGGCCGACGAGCTGGTGGCGTGATCGGCTGGCTCACCACTCCCCCACACGCTCACACCGCACCAGCCGCGCGCCGCGACCGGCCAGCTCGAGGGCTGACGCGATCGCGTGCGCAGCGGTGACGGCCATGACCTGGTGGGTGCCGTTGGTCGTCACCACGTCCCACGGGCCCGCTGGCGTCGGCCAGGACGGGTGGCGCAGGCGCGGGGGCTGGCGGGTGGTCACAGCTGCACTTCGGCCTCGACGACGTAGGTGACGCCGCATCCCAAGCTGCCGATCGCGTCAATGTTCACGGCAGTGACCTTGAGGCCGGTGTCCGCTGAGAACTGCGCCAGCAGCTCCAAGACCGCCCGCTCCAGACCAGCCTTGGCGGCCTGCGCTTCCGTGATGTTCATGAGCCTCCGTGAGGGTGGTCTGGAGCGGGCACGGCTCCGGCGGGCCGTAAGGGTCACCTCTTCAGCGCCCGCTGCAGGGACGACCGGCTGACGCCACACAGGCTGGCAGCCAGGCGCTGTGAGCGCCGCTCGACGCGCACCAGGTGGATGGCGCGTGCCATCGGGTCAGCAGGCCGCGCCGGCGGCGCCACGTTGGCGGGGGCGGCTGCGGCGGCCTGCGCCATCACCAGCAGCGCCACAGGCGCCGGGGCGGGCTGGACCAGCTCGACGGTGATCTCCTCGACGGTGGCGCGCCGAGCCACGGGCTGGGGCACCCACAGCCGGACCCACAGCCGGGCCAGCTGGTCGTTCGTCCTGTGAACCCAGCGGCCGGTGAACTCCCCGGCCAGGTACACGCCGACCGCGAAGGCCAGCACCCCATGCCAGACGATGTGACCGACCTCGGCCCAATCGATCTGACTCTCGATCCAGACCAGCGTGCGCCAGACGCGGCCGGTGTAGTGGCCAGCAGTGCCGGCCCAGGTGGTGGTGGTCATGATCCTGCCCTCCAGGGCGAAATGGTTTGGCAGCGGAGCCGTCCACGGCTGCAACGCTGCCACCGAATGATACGGCAGCTGTTTAACGCCTGCCGTATGGATTGTTGCAGTCCGTCATAGTCCAGACTGCGATCACTGGCCGGCGGTGGCGCTGCGGCAGGTGGCCAGGGCCGGATAGAACGGCGCCCCCCGGCGCTGCTCCGCCTCGAGGCACATCCAGCTGGGCAGGGCCCGCATCTCGGCCAAGACCTCGCGCATGCCTTCCACATCACCGGCGGCCCGGGCTTCATCGAAGCTGGCCTGCAGGCCCTGGTGCTGGAGTTTCACGCTGGCGATCTCCCGGGCGTAGCGGTCGGCGTCGGGGCTCACCGTTGGGGCAGGCGCCGGCGGGGCTGGTGCTGGTGCAGGGGCTGCGGCCTGGACTGGCGGCTGCCGTGCGGTCGGGGCCGGTCCGCACCCCGCCATCACGGCCGCTGTCGCGGCGGCGATCACCACCAGCACCCTGCGCATCGTCCACTGCCCTGGGCAGATCAGGCTACGCCGGCCCCACCCTGGTGATCAGGTAGCCGGGGGCACCGTTGTGGCCGCTCTTGTAGTCGAGCAGCTCATAGCGCCTGAGCCTCGCCAGCCGATTGGTCAGGCACTGCTGGCTGGTGGCATTCAGCGCTTCCATCAGCTGGGTGGCGGAGATCCGATGCTCTGGCGACGGGGCCAGCCGCGCCAGCGCCAGGCAGTCGATGATCGTCTGGTTCTGGATCCGGTGGCGCTCCGCCAGCAGGTGGTCGATCAGCTCCGTCACGACGCCACCCCCTGGGGGAGGTGCAGCGCCGCCCACTCGAACAGCTGGTGCTTGGTGCCCTCGAACGTGCGGCCATCACCGAGGTTCACCCGGTACTGGCGCTCGTTACCACGACCGGAGCCGAAGTGCGTCATGCCAGTGGTGTTGCCCGTCGCCCGGTCGTAGCGGTAGGGGTAGTCCATGGCGTAGGCCGGCCCCGGGACGCCGATCTCTCGCGCCACGGCCCGGGCCACGTCCATCACGGTGGTGTAGGTCGTCACGGCTGGCCTCCCAGCAGTTGCAGCTGGCCGTTGCCGCGCTCGATCGCTGCCAGCCGCGCCCGCTCCATCCGCTCAGGGTCCAGCAGGGCTCGGAACTCATCGAGCTCCACCGTGTCCCAGTCGCCTCGCCCGGTGGGCATGATCAGCCAGAAGTCGCAGGCTGTCCGCTTGGTGAGGTTCACGGCGGTGTCGAACGGCTCGACGCGGGCCATGGCTTCAAGGCCTTCAGATTCCGCGTCGATCGCATCGAACTCCACCTCGCGCTTTGCCGCCCTCTCGGCCTCTTGGCGGTCGGTGGCCCACACCAAGGCCTCGGCTTCCGCAATCAGCGTCTCTGTGACGGTGACCCGAAACAGCTGCAGCTCGCTCATGGCTGGCCTCCCAGCTGCTCGGCAGCAGGCCAGGGGTGGCCGGTGAGAGTGGCGGCGGCGGCCAGCTCGCGCCAGTAGCGGCGGCGGGCGCCCTCCCACACACTGCAGCGGCTGATCAGGGTGTGGCGCTCAGCGGGGCCTGCGTCGGGCTCGCAGGTGTCGGCGAAGGCCTCATGGGCCTTGTCCTTGGCGGCCATGGATTCGGCCCCGGCGAGGTGGGCCCGTGCGGTGGCGCAGCGGGCGAGTTCGGCGAACAGCGGGCTGGCCATCAGCAGACCCTCCGCTGAAACTCCCCCGTCGCGCGGCCGCACACGATCCTGTGCACCTCAGCCGCCGCGGTGGTGACCGCCTGCTGCTGTGGCAGCCAGCCGAGGCCGGTGGCGTGCTGCTGGTGAAGCTGGAGCCCGGCGGCGATGAGCAGCCCGGGCAGGAGGAACAGTCCGAGCCGCTTCATGCCGCCCTCCACGCACGTTCGAGCACCCGCCGGCGGCGGTGCAGGTCGTCACCGGCGGCGGCCACCCTCACCTGCAGGTTGTGGGCGCACACCGGCGCCATGCCCTGCAGCAGGGCCCGCAGCTCCTCCTCCTGCAGATCGGCCTCGGCTTCGAGCCGCGCCTGTCGTTCGTCCTCCGCCAGGTAGCGGTCCAGATCAATCATCACGGGGCCCATAGGGCGGTCTGAATCAAGATCAAGACTACACTATTCCAGGCGCACGGCTTACACAAGCGCTGGACTGTGATCCCGACTCAGACTGCCGTAACCTGCGGGCACTCCCGGCGTCGCATCCATGACCACCCTGGCCCTGGCCGATCTGCGGCCGGACCCCCGCAACGCGCGCCGCCGCACCGTCCGATCCAGAGCCCTGCTGGATCAGTCGATCAGCCAGTACGGTGCCGCCCGCTCGATCGTCATCGACGAGACCGGCACGATCCTGGCCGGCAACGGCACCGTCGAGGCGGCGGCCGCCGCCGGCATCACGAAGGTGCAGGTGGTCGATGCCGACGGCGACACCCTCATCGCGGTGCGCCGCTCCGACCTATCCGCCGACGAGAAGATCGGCCTAGCCCTGGCCGACAACCGCACCGCCGATCTGGCGGAGTGGGACGTGCCGCAGCTGGAGGCCATCGGCGCGGACGTGCCGGACATCCTGGGGCAGTGGTTCACCGCGGCCGACATGGCCGAGCTGGCTGGTGACGGCGATGAACCCGACGACCGCGACGACGACCCGGACGAACCGGACGACGACGACCCGACAATGGGCCAGCCCCTGGCGATCGTCCTCAGCCCCCAGGAGTTCCGGCTCTGGCGCCAGGCGAAGGATCAGCTCGGCTACAGCACCGACCGCTCCGCCCTGCTGAAGCTCGCCCAGGACTTCCTCGATCAGGTGCAGGCCCGTGGGTGATGGGATCCGCCTCTACGCCGGGGAGTTCCTCACCCATCCGGCGGGCCTGGAGCTGTCGATGAACTGGTGTACTCACGCCTGTAATTATTGTTTCAGCAATGCAATGAAGCCCGATCGCCGGGCTGACCTGTCGCAGATCGTCGGGCTGATCTCCAACTTCCGCCACCGCACCACCCGCGAGGCGCGGCTGCTGCAGGCCCAGGTGCCGCTGCTGGTGTCGAACCACGTCGACCCGTTCGCCGGCAGCAATGCGCGGCAGTTCGAGCCGATCTGGGAGCTGCTGCTCTCCCAGCAGGTGCCGATCACCTGGCAGACCCGTGGCGCGCATAAGCCGCAGCGGCCGTTCCTCAATCGGGTCATCCGCGAGACGCCGCGATCGGTCTGGTACATCTCGATCCCGATGCTGGACAATGCCATCCGGCGGCAGGTTGAGCCGCAGGCGCCATCGATCGATTCACGCCTGGCCCTGGTGGACGACCTGATCGCTGCCGGCCACGTCGTCACCGTGGGGATCAACCCGCTGAGCGCCGAGTGGCTGCCACGCTTCGAGCCGCTGATCGATCGCCTCGCGGCGGCCGGGGTGTGGGGCGTGTGGGCGGAGGTGCCCTACTTCTCGAAGAGCTTCAAGGGCAACCTCCGCCCCGACCAGGTGGCGGCCCTGGATCCGGCGTTCATCGCGGCCTGCGGCGAGAAGGGCCGCGCCGAGGATCGCGCGCATGCCACCGCGGCGCTGGCCTATGCCACCTCGCTGGGGATGCAGGTGTTCTCCACCTCGATGGAGGAGCCGAGCCGATACTTCGACCCCTACCACGAGCTCTATCCCCGGGTGATGCCCTACTGGCACCAGGTGATCAACGCGGCCGACGCCACCCTGGAGCCGGGCGACGACGAGAGCCTGGCGGTGATCACCATGGCCGAGGCCCTGCAGGTGGTCGAGCCGCTCCCCGAGCTGGACTGGTCGGAGCCGCTGCGGCACAAGCGGGCCCGGCGTTACCGCGAGCTCACCCAGCCCTACCCCGGCGGGCCGCTGCCGAAGCAGGACGCCGCGGGGTTCTGGCAGATGGTCTGGGACGACGAGATCTTCGCCAAGAGCCTGGGCTTGCTCAGCTACACCAGGATGGCCTTCGCCGCGGTGATCGACGGCGAGGAGATCACCCCGCTGCTGGATGACCAGGGGCACCGGATCGTGGTCTACCGCCGCGAGCCGTTCAAGCACCTGTACGCGCACACCCCGGAGCTTGCCTGATCCCCCCGGAAAACTGGGGCGTAGGGCACAGGGCGGGCTCATGGCGGGTTACGGCAGCGGCAGGGGCGGCGGCAGCCGTGGTCGTGGCGGCAGTGGAGCCGGCCGCGTCATCCCCGGCCGCCGGGGGCAGGTGACGGCGGGCGCGCGGGGCAGGGCTCCCATTCAGGTGGTGAACACGGTCAGCCAGAGTCGTCGAACCGGGCGCACTGGCGAAAACACCTTCAGCTCGCGGTTCGGTGGCGTCATGACCGGACCCCGCCTGGTGAACTGACGCCCCCGCAACCCCAACACCTCCCACCCCGCCAGGCATCTCCCCCGGCGTGGTGACGCGCCGTGCGGATTCGTAACCCTGCCGTTACGATGGCGTCACCTCAGTCTCAGTCGGGATGGAGACCACCGCCGCGCCCAAGCCGTGGGAGCAGCAGCCCGGCGAGAAGGACCGCGACTTCGAGGCGTTTCGACTGTTCCTCTCCGGGTGCACGAAGCAGGCCGTCGCCAACGAAGACGGCCGCACCAGGCCCAGGATCCACGCGATCGCCAAGCGCTGGAACTGGGAGAGGCGCGCCGCCGCGTACCGCTTCGAGGCGGCTCCGCCCCCCCAGGACCTGCTGCCGCCTCAGGACACCGCCACGGTTCTGATCGAGAACGTGCTGAGCGATGCGCAGGTGTCGCACCTGCAGAAGATCTCCGACTACCAGGCCCGGGCCGAACGGCTGGGCAACGCCCAGATCTCCATCGCCGGCCAGCTGCTGCAGATCGTCCAGCAGCGCATCACTGACCACCGATTGCAGAAGACCCGGCAGCTGAACGTGGAGCCGCTCATCCGCGCCGCCACCACCGCAGCAACCACCGGCCACAAGCTCATGGGTGACGCCCTGGGCATCGAGGAGCTGTTCCTCACGATGCAGCAGCACCTGGAGCAGAACGACCCGCTTCGGCTGCCGCCGGCGCCGGCCACCACCACCTGATGGCCGTCCGGGACCTGGCGAAGCGATCCCTGCAGCGCGGCCTGGCCCGGAACTACGGCCATCAGGCCACCATCGCCGCGCTGGAGCTCAGGATTCAGGCCACATCCAACCGTCAGGCAGTCGCCACGGCGCCAGAGCGATTCCGAGATTTCATTGTCCGGGTGAAGCCGGACTACGCCTTCAACCGTTGGAGCGAGCTGCTGATCGAGTTGCTGCAGCAGGTGGCTGACGGATCCCTGAAGCGATTGATCGTCACAGTGCCGCCGCAGCACGGGAAGACCGAGCTCGCCTCCCGTCTGTTCCCGGCCTACTACCTGACCAGGTTCCCCAACCGGTACGCCGGCCTCACCACCTACGACGGCGGGATCAGCTACGGCCTCTCCCGTGAGGCCCGCCGTTACTACAAGGCCGCAGGCGGCCAGATGGCGCCAGACAGTCAGAACGTCGGCATGTGGAACACCAGCGGCGGCGGCGGCCTCTGGGCCGCGGGCGTCGGCGGCGCGGTGACTTCCAGGCCGGCCCACCTGCTGGTAGGCGATGACTGGATCAAGGGTCAGCGGGAGGCCGATTCGCCGGCGGTGCGGAAGGACGTGCAGACCTTCTACAGCCCGACATGGAGATCCCGACTGCAGAAAGACGGCGCCATCTTCCTGATCGGCACCAGGTGGCACGCCATGGACCTGATCGGCTACGTGCTGAAGCTGGAGGAATCCAATGGCCGGCCGGAGCACTGGACGGTGCTGGACCTGCCGGCCATCGCCGAGCCGGCGAACGAGCGGATCGTCTACCCTCCCACCTGCACGGTGCTCCGCGATTGGCGAGAGATCGGCGAAGCCCTGTGCCCGGAGCGGTACGAGCTGAAGGACCTGCTCGATCTGCAGGCATCGATGCAGCCCCGGCAGTGGGATGCCGTCTACCAGTGCCGACCGTCGGCGGCCGAGGGCAGCATATTCCGGCGCGATTGGCTGAACTGGTACGACGCCAGTCAGCCGCTGCCGGCGTTTGATCGTGTCGTCGTCTCGCTAGATGCCACCTTCAAGGATCGGGCGACGAGCGACTTCTGTGGATTCACGGTTTGGGGACAGCAGGACCGCAACTTCTACCTGCTCGACGTGGTGAACGAGCGTGCGGATTTCAACCGAACGCTGGTGCTGCAGCAGGGGCTGATGGAGCGCTGGAAGACGGGCCTCGGGCTGGTGGAGGATGCGGCCAACGGCCCGGCGATCGTGTCGGTGCTGATCCAGCGGTTCCCAGGGATCGTCGCTGTTCGTCCCGATGGCGGCAAAGAGGCCAGGGCGTTCAGCACCCAGCCCCTGTTCGTGCAAGGCCGCGTTCACCTGCCCACCCATGCGCCATGGCTGTCCATGTACCTGGACCAGCTGCTGGCGTTCCCCGCTGGCGAGAATGATGACCTGGTGGACAGCACGACCCAGGGACTGAGGTGGCTGGCGCGCATCGGCCCTGCTCAAGTCACCGAGGTGAGCTTCGGCTATGGCGCCCCGGTGCAGCAGTTCGACATGGCGCAGGTGGAGGCCGCCGGCATGGGCTGGCCCGATGCCGTTCTCGAAGACCCCGACGCCTACTTCCCCATGTAGGACCTCCTCACCCATGGCCACCACCACCCGCCGCCGCACCCGCCGGCCCCCTGCCACAGCTGCTGATCAGTCGAAGCTCGGGACGTTCCCACCACCGACCGACATCTCGGAGGATCTGGCCGTGGCCAACCTCCGACTGGCATCCGATCGAGCGAGGAAGTTCGCCGCCAAGGCCAAGATGGACGGCATCGTGGCCGACCTCGAGGCGGTGGCCTGGACCGGGCTGCTCAACGCCTGCCGGCGCTACAGCCCCGACCGGCTCAACCCGGCAACGGGCAAGCCCTACGCCATCAGCACGGTGGCGGTGCCGTTCATCGATGGCGCCATGCGCCGGTACCTGCGCGACAAGGGGCACCCGATCAAGTTCCCGAACGAGTGGCGGGAGAAGGCGCCGCGGGCCCGGCGCGAGCTGCTCAGCGGCAAGCGGACGATCGAGGAGGCGGCCGAGATCGTCGGCATGGATCCCCTCGACCTGGGGGAGATGCTCCACAGCATGGGCCCCACCGGCGAGATCCAGGAGGAGCAGTTCCAATCCCCGGGGCCTGATGCCGAGGTGCCGGATGAGGAGGGCCAGGCGGCGCTGGCGGCCGAGCTGCAGCTGGCCGAGGCCGCGCTCGCCAGGCTGGGCGATGACCGGGCGCTGCTGGAGGAGTGGTGGGACAACCCGAAGCGCCGCGCTGCACCGAGCGGCCCGCTGCAGCAGTTCCAGCGCCGCGCCAGGAAGATCCGCGCCAACGATGCCCAGCCGGAGAGCTATGCGCAGGGGAAGCTGGGCGTGCTGCCGGAAAACTGAGGGAGAGACGCAACTGACAGGCGATGGCCCTGGTTCGCCTGAATCACCCCAGCAACAACCAGGACCTGCCCTCGTTCGTTCATCCGGTGCTGGCGGATGTTGCTGAGGATCTGGAGATCGTCCTCGATTGCTGGAACGGTCTGAAGGGCGCGAAGGAGAAGTATCTGCCGAAGGAAGTCCGCGAGCCGAAGCGCGCCTATGAGGCGCGGCTGATGCGGACGTGCTTCAACTCGTTCTTCCGCGATGCGATCAACGCCTTCACCGGCGTGCTCAGTCGCTACCAGCTGGTGAATCCGCCGGCCTCGCTACTGGCGGCGGCCAACAACATCGACGGCGCGGGCAACAGCCTGCGGTCGTTCCTGGCCAAGGCCGACGCCTGGACGCTGCGCGATGGCGGGTGCCTGCTGATGGCCGACATGCCACCGGCGCCGGGTGATGACGCCACCTTGGCCGACACCAGAGAGCGGCGGCCGCACTATTCGCTGATCGACCGGCGGAACCTGCTGAACTGGATCCCCGACGACTCCGGCGCGCCGGGGCTGGCGAAGGCGCTCACCGTGCTGGAGATGCACGAGGTGCCCGTGGGCCTCTACGGCGTGGAGTTCAAGCCCCGCTACCGCACGATGGTGGACGGCGGGTGGGCGGTGTTCGAGCTGGTGGGGCAGGGCACCAACTGGCAGGCGCAGCTGGTGACCCGGCCGGACGGGAACCCCATGGCCGGCGTGTTCCGCGACGCCAACGGCGACGAGATGGCCCGGCCCCCGGTGCGGTGGTACCCGGCCAACGGTGAGGGCTTCGGCCAGGGGGATCCGCCCCTGCTGCCGCTGGCCCGCTACGCCCTGGATCATTTCCGCGAGTACAGCGACCTGAAGGAGCTGCTGCACCGCACCGCCCTGCCGGTGGCGGTGCGGACGGGGATGCCACCGGGGCCTGACGGCAAGCCGCCGCCGATGGTGCTCGGGCCCAACAGCGCCCTCGACCTGCCGGCCGGCGCATCGTTCGCGTGGGCGGAGGTTCAGGGTGGAGCTCTCTCTGCTCACCGAGATCACCTGATCCACATCGAGAACCTGATCGACCGCAAGACCCTGGCCTTCCTGTTCTCTGGCGCGCAGAAGACCGCCACCCAGGCCAACCTGGAGAGCGTGCAGATGCAGGCCACCCTGCAGGGGATCGGCGAGGCGAAGACCTCCGTCGTGCAGTCGATGATGGAGCTCTGGACAGAGTTCTCCGGCGAGACCCTGGCGGCTGATGCCGGCATCGAGCTGGACGAGGGGATCTTCGATGAGCCGATGACCGCCGAGAAGCTGGCCATCGCCGAGCGGCTCTACAACAACGACCTGCTCAGCCGCCGCACCCTGCTCTACCTGGAGAAGAAGGTCGGATTCCTGCCGCCCGGGCAGACCATCGAGCAGGAGCAGGAGGCCATCAACAACGAGGAGCCCGAGCCGCCGCCCGCTCCGTCGGTGGGCGTGAATGATCTCGAGAACGCATGAAGCGGATCGGCGACGAGGTGGTGGCGCTGGTCGAGGACTACGCCACCGCGATCGACGCCCTGGGGGACCGCGCCGCGGCGAACACCGTGGCGGCCGCGCGGAAGTCGCTCGACGGCCTGCTGGGGAAGCTGCGCCGGTCCTACAACACGTTCCTCGATGAGACCCAGCCCGACCGGCCATCAGGCCGCCGGCCGCTGGAATACACCATCGCGGAGACCACGGCGCGCTACCGGGACCTGACCGCCATCGCGGCCGAGTTCCTGCCGGAGGCCGAGATCCAGGCGCTGCAGCGCCGCTACCAGAAGGACCTGGCCGAGGCGATCGGCAAGGGCGGAGAGCTGCAGGCGCAGCTGGTGAAGCTGATCGATCCCCGCCGCGCCACGCCGTTCGCCGGGCCCGATCCGGCGGTGGTGAAGGCGGCCGCCGAGCGCACGTCGGCGTTCATCCGCGGCGAGGCCATGGCGTTCCGTGATGGGCTGACCCGCATCGCTCTCGATGGGGTGGCCAAGGGGTCGGGCTACAAGACGATCCTCAAGGAGGTGAAGACCCTGCTCCGGGGCGCCGCCGACCCGCAGGGCCTGACCCGCAGCATGGGGCTGGAGCAGCGCGCCGAGCTGATCGCCCGGTCGGAGATCTCCAACGCCTACGTCGAGGCGCAGCGGCGCTACGCCCAGGCCGGCGGCTACCGCTACGTCCGGTGGATCGCGGTCGGTGATGAGCGCACCTGCCTCACCTGCGGCAGCCGATCGGGCAGGGTGTTCCGGGTCGACGAGATCACCGCGCCGGCACACCCGAGGTGCAGGTGCAGCCTGTCGGCGGTGCCGAACGAGGCCGTCGAGGAGCAGGACCCCGAGCTGCGCCGCCAGTTGCTGGACGAGGACTTCTGGGAGCAGCAGCGGGAGGAGGGGCGGAAGGTGCTGGCCGAGGCCAACGGCTGGGACCTGGGGCAGATGGAGGCGAAGATCCGGGCCAACCTGCAGAAGCCCACCAGCTCGGAGCGGCGGCTCTACCCGGACCTGAAGGGGTCGGCGCAGGCGGTGGACTGATCGACGGTGCTGATCTGGACTAAGATCAACGCACGCTCGCCGGGTGAATCGTGCTGCTGTTTCTGGCGATGCTCCTCTGCATCGAGACCCGCAACGCACCGGCCACCCGCTATGGCCTCCGCCAGCTCGCGCTGGAGCACGAGGAGCGCGACGCCATCCGCCTGGTGCAGTGCCTCGTCACCGCCAGCGACCCGCCCGCCCGGTACTGGCTGCGGAACTTGCTGGGGGAACGGCCTGAGGTGATGGTGCGGGCTGATGGGTGAGGCTCACCGGCGCCCGCGCAAGCCTTGGACTGACGAAGATCAGCGCCCATTCGACACTGAAAAGATTGCACTGTGGAGGCAAGAAAATCAAGCAAGACTTGATGCTTACCTTGCCGCAAATGGTGACCCAGCAGCCGAGCAAAGAGAAAGAAGCCGGACCTACTCAAAGAATTGGAGGAAATCCAATCCCGAAAGGTTCAAAGAAAACTCTCGGCGGTGGGACTCCGTCCGCAGGAGAAGGGCAAAACCGTTGCTTCGCATCACAAACGAACAAAAGGCATTGCGATTTGCCGTCTTTAAAAATACTTGTGCGTATTGCGGCGAGGGAACTGGCCTCACAATAGATCACGTTTTGCCTCTACATGAAGGAGGGGTTGACGAACTGACGAACATTGTGCCTGCCTGCAAAAGTTGCAACTGCAGTAAGCAGTCCAGCGCTGTGGAGCAGTGGTACCGCCGGCAGCCGTTCTTCACCGAGGCCCGGTGGCGCAAAATCCAGCGCCACTGCCCTGCTGCGGTGGCCGGTCAACTGCCCCTAGCGCTGGCGGCGTGACCCGGGAAAAAGGGAAAACTCAGGTGCACACGCCCGTGCGATGCCGGCCACCCCATGAGCGTTTCCCCTGTCGATCCCCTCTGGCGGGCCACTGACCGCGAGCTGATCCGGCAGTACGCCGACTGGCCGGCCACGGAGGCTAGCCTGGAGATGATCACTGAGCAGATGAACGTCGTCGCCCGGCACAGCCCGCCGACCGTCACCAGCGTGCAGGAGTGGATCGATGAGGTCGAGGAGCTGGAGGAGGGCCAGGCTGGCGCCATCGCAGACGGCACGGCGTTCCTCGGTGATGTGCAGGAGTATGAGGGACTGCGGCCGGGCATGAAGCCCACCCGCAAGGACATGCTCTCCGCCGCCGACTCCCTGAAGTGGGACGTGGAGACCCTCACGAAGGTGCGCATCAAGACCGGCCCCGCCGGCGGGCAGGGCACCCAGTCCGGGATGATCGCGGCCCGGATCGGCACGCTGAAGCGCCGGATCCTCAACGCCCTGGTGATCCTCACCGACAGCGGCTACGGCACCACGATGATCGAGCGCAGCTGATGGCCTCCCCGTTTGAGGACTTCCCCAACGTCCGCCTGGCCTGGCAGCGGCCGACCGGCACCCCGGCCGATCTGCGCGAGGGGCTGGCGGCACCGACTGAGACCGTGGCGATCGAGGGCTACCTGACCGGCGACGGGATCCTCTCCGGTGCCAGCACGATCGGCGCGGCGCCGATCACTGCCCGCGCCATGGGCCTGCCGAACGTCGTGGCCGCCGGCAGCCGCTCCGCACGGGTCTACGTGATCCGCTGGGCCCTGGTGCCCACCGGCGACGAGTGGCTGGACGTGGGCACCAGCTGGTCCTGGACCGCCACCGGGCTGCGGCCTGATGGGCTCACCGCCAGCGAGCAGGAGCTGCAGCTCTACCTCGGCCCCCTGGTGGCCCTGCCCACGCCCGGCCCTGGCACCGTGGGGACGGCGGTGATCGACCAGGTGAACGGCCCCAGCGGCGACGGCGGCGTGGGCGCCCTGCTGCGCGAGGAAGTGGGTGATCAGCTGTTCATCACGCTCAGGCTGCCGAGATGAGAGTTCGGTTTGAGGCTGACTTCCAAGGCAAGGCGCGCGCGGCATCGGAGGCGGCGGCGAAGGCTGTGTTTCTGCAGCTGAACAACCGGTTTCAATCAGCAATTCGCAGCCCGGTCTATTCATGGCCTGGCGAAACTATCAGGAGCAACGGGCAGGTTGCGGGAACGAAGCGCAACATCGTGGACAGCGCAGCATTGTTTCAGAGCAACACTGGCCCGGAGATTGATGGACTGCGCGTTCGCTATTCGTGGCGCGTCGGATATGCTGCCGCCGTGCATGAAGGGGCGGTGCTGCAAAATGGAACCGTTTTACCTGCGAGGCCGTGGACGAGCGCCGTTTTAGGAACTGAGTCCGTTGATGGAATCGAGGTTTACGATTATAGGAAGGCGTTTAAGGATGTTTGGCTGCAGAAGTTCAAGGGCCGTTGACATAAAGAAGCGCCCCCGAAGGAGCGCCTCTTGCCTTGGCTAGCCACACCTGAACAGGCCGCACCCCGCCTAGCCGCACCACACCGCGCCGTAGCCAACCGAGCCGGAGCTAGCCCAGTCTGGATTCCGAAGAACCCAGCAGGGAAGGCCGAAGCCCTCCGTGCTGAGATCGTCAGCCCTTGCCTTGCCCAGCCGCGCCGCGCCCTGCCAGGCGGCACCCCGCCGTGCCTAGGCGAACCTGGCCCCGTCTGCCCTCCTGAGAGAGCAGCAGGGAAGGCCCGGAGGCCCTCCTTGCTGCCGTCTGCAGCCCTTGCCTCGCCTAGGCACGCCTGGCCGCGCACAGCCTCGCTTCTCCATGCCACGCCACGCCACGACGAAACCCGCCCGGCCCAGCCTCATCTGGACTTACACCGTCACCGGATGCCAGCGGCATCATCCAACCTCCGCCAGCTGGCGGTTCAGGGTCTCGACCACCGGCACCACTTCGGCATCGAAGCGGCCATGCTTCGGGCGCCAGTCACCCAGCCCCACCAGCTTGCCGGCATCGGTCGCGATCTCAGAGATGTCCCGCAGGTTGAGCACGTCCGGGTCGTACTGGCAGACGGCGGCGATGCTCCAGTTGCGGAAGATCGGGCGGGTCCGCATGACCTTGGACATGCCCACCTTCACGCCGATGGTGTGGGTGAACTGGCCGGTGGCGAACATCTCCGCCAGCGTTTCGTCGGTGATCTCGGCAGGCTTGCCCTCGAACTGCAGTGAAGCGTGCTCGGTGAAGAACAGTCCGCACTTGGCCTGGGGCCCGCGCTTCGACTTCTTGGCACCGCCGATCATTGTGCTTTCGATCACGTAGTCGGGGATCACCAGGTCACCGTCGATGCGATACAGGCCGGCCAGCCATTCGAGCCGGGCCATTTCGTCATAGTCGGCGTCGGTCTTGTTCCGCTTACCCGAAACGGCTTTCATTGCTTTGCTGTAGGTATTTCTCGGATCGGCGGTTTGCCCGTTGTGGCACAACAGCGGGCTCACGCCCTGAAACAGAATCTGAACAGTCGGAAGGTTGGACACGTTGTCTCCGTGGGGTGATTGAAGTGGTCAGTGATGGAGCGGCGACATGAACGGCCTCGACTTGCTTCTTGGGGTCAAGCCTGAAACGCTGTTTGCGCACCGAGTTCGTGATTCCTTCATGGCAAGACGGGCAGAGAGTCAGAAGGTCTGACAGCTGCTCGCGGCCGAATGATGGGTATTTGTAACTTGGTGGGCCTGCGTTTTTGTGGTGAACTTGCAATCGAGGCCAGCCCAACTGCTCAAGCTGTGAGGCAGTGATGCCGCAGCCTTGGCAGGTGTGGTTGTCGTGGTTCAGTCGCTGTTGGCGCCTGGCGGCCCAAGCGGCGGAGCGGTAGTAGGAATCCTCCGTTCGCACTATGTTGGATGCAGATCAGCGGGCCGTTGCCTCTGATCCTGATCACGACCATAGTAGTCCCGACACCGATCGTCAACAGTCCCGACCATGGCCGAAGGTATCCGAGTGCAAGTGGTCCTCCCGCCGAGCCTGGCTGAGGCGCTGAGGGCCCGTGCTGCAGCTGAGCGGCGATCGGTCAGCAGCCTCGGCGTCTACCTCATCGAGAACGGCCTGCGGGAGCTGCCGTCCCTGGCCAGCAAGCCGTAGACCACCGCCCCAACCCATCCCACCCCTCCGCCTTCCCATGCCCCGCCTGCTCCCGTTCGAGACCACCCCGGCGCCGCTGACCGAGGAGATCGGCACGCCGGAGACGGGGATCCTGCGGTTCCGCAAGGTCGGCGCCATCTCGATCCCGGAGCGCCTGGCGGTGCGGGAGATCGACGTGAGCGACGACATCTTCCGCCAGTGCGCCGCGCTGGTGGCCATGATCCACGCCAAGGACGGCGAGACGCGCAGCAGGGCCGAGATCTACGCCGAGCTGCAGGCTGCCCTCGGTGGCATGCCCAACGAGCTCAGCCTGGCCATGCCCGATGAGGTGTCCGAGCTGCGCCAGCAGAAGGAGGCCAACGCCCAGTCGGTGATCATCCGCAAGGCCACCACGATGATCCAGAACCGCCTGCAGGGCTGCGCCGACTGGACTGATGAGGACACCACCCAGCTGGACAGCGAGGCCCTGATCCTGGCCATCGCCTCCTTCTACGACCACGAGATGCTGGGCATCGCCGGCACTGCTGCCCTGGCCGATGCGCAGAAGCAGCTGAGGGAGCTGGAGGAGGCCCTGGGAAAGCTGCAGCCGGAACCTGGCAGCCCGCCGCCGACCCCGACTGGGGAGACCTCTACTGGCGATGCCGAGCCGCCTATCCCGGCGCCGCTGAGTTTGAGCCAGAGCGGTTTGGCCGCCTCCCAATCCCCTACATCCTTGACGCCGCAGCGGCAGCTCAAGAGCGCGAGCTGAAGCGCCTCCACGACGACGAGCAGGCCATTGCGCTGCAGACCTCGCTGATGGTGGAGATGCAGCGGGACCGGAAGAAACGGCCCAAGCCGTTCACCGCGGCGGACTTCTACTGCTGGCGAGCGGCCGATGCCGCCGCCGGGGAGCCGCCGGCCGCCGGTGCCGCGATGCTCGAGCTGGTGCGCACCGACCGCCTGCCCACCTTCGCGCTGGGCCCTTGGTTCGATGACCTCAAGACCGCCGGCACCGATCAGCCCCTGCCGCCGCGGCTGGCCTGGTGGTCGGAGGAGATCATCCTGCTGGCCCCCACCCGCTCGCCGGAGGGCTGGAGCGGCTACCTGATCGCCATGGCCGAGGCCGCCGGCACCGTGCAGCAGTGCATCAACGAGCGCGGCGATTCTGTCGAGCTGATCGTGCCGCAAGAGATCGGAAGCGAAGCAGCAGTCGAAGCCGTGGCAGACGCTCTGCTTCCCATCGCCTGATCTCCCCATACGCCCAGTTCACCCGGCCCTCCGCCTCGCTGATCGAATCGAAGTAGCCCAGGCTGAGCTGCTGCCCGCAGAACCACACCCGCGCCTGCCACGGCCTCGCCCGGTTCTGCGGCCGGTGGGCGACACCACGTGGCAGCCAACTGCCCTCCACCTGCCGACCGCTGCTACGGCAAGTTTTCCGGCAGGTTACGGGCGCGGGGGAACTGAGCTGACATCTGCTATGGCCCCATGGCCCGCGGTTTTGGATTCCGGGTCTACCTGCAGCCCATCCTTCCCCAGTTCATCGACCTGGCGACGGTCGCCGCCGCCCAGGAAGCGCGCACTGCCGTGGGCGCCGGCGTCAGCAACTGGATGGACATCACCACCCTGCAGCCGGCCAGCGCGACCATCAGGGAGTTCGGCCTCGGCGTCGGCCAGAGCTTCTACCTCTCGGTGAACCCCACCGCGTTCGCCATCACCAACGCGGCTCTGGCCTCCAACGTGGCCACGCTGACGATCGGCACCCACACGATGCTGGTGGGCAACCGGGTGAAGGTGGCGAACCTGCCCAGCCCGTTCGCCAGCCTCAACGGCACGTTCGTCATCACCGCTGTGGCGTCGACCACGGTCAGCTACGCCCTGGTGGGTGCCAACATCACCAGCGCATCCGTGGCGGCCGGCACGGCAACGATCGGCACCGACCTGAAGCTGGACGGCACCGACGCCCCGTTCCGCCTGCTGGGCATCGAGGACGGCCCCTACACCTCCGAGACCGGCACCGAGGAGTCGCCCACCTGGGACGACGAGTCGCAGGGCTTCAGCCGCTCCGAGCCCACCACGAAGTCCGGCAGCATCGCGTTCTCCGGCCTCGCCAAGTACACCGACAGCGCCTACAACATGCTGCTGCTGGGTGAGGGCGCGAACGTGTCGCGCAGCATCGGCTTCAAGCTGGCGCGGATCGGCCCTGCTGGCTTCAACGAGTGCCGCTTCGGCTACGGCCGCTTCGACACCATCGACGAGAGCAACGCCGCCGGCGCGATCGTGAAGTGGAGCAGCACCTTCGGCTTCGATGGCCCGGTCGGCCTGGTGCGTCACCAGTAGGCGCATCAGCACATGGGAGCCTCTGCCCCGGCTTCGGCTGGGGCTTTTTCATGCTGGCGGAAAACTGAACCAACCACCCGGCGCGCACCCTCCGATGGCTGATGCGATTGCCCTTTCCATGGCGGCGGAGTTCGAGACCGAACGCATCGGCCGCCTGATCGACGCGACCGATGACCCGGGCCAGCTGCGGAAGATCTGCCGGATGATGCTCCAGGGCTGGATGACGCAGCGGGCGGCCAGCGAGTGGGCAATCCGGCAGGCCGCCGCGCCGCTGCAGGCGCCGGGCAGGGCCGCCGACCTGATGCCGCCCTGGGACGACCCGCTGCGATGACCACCGCCGAGCTCTACGACCTCCTGGCCGGTGACACCGCCCTGGGTGCCCTGCTGGGGACGTTCACGTTCCGCGATGGCACCACGGCGCCGGCGCTGAGCAGGCTGTGGCCGAACGAACCGCGGGACCATCACACACGCTGCAGCGGGGTGGAGGTGTCGATCGGCCGGCTGCCGGCGACGCCATCGCGGGGCCTGCTGACCGGCGAGACGATGGGCAGCACGATCATCCGGATGTTCGTCACCCAGTGGGCGGTGCCGGCCGGTGATGCCCACCACCTCGATGCCGCCGTGGAGCGGATCCTGGTGCTGCTGCAAGGCCAGGCCGAGGCGATCCCGGCGGGGCTGCCCGATGGCCTGACCGGTCTGGGGCAGGTGGTGATCCGCTACGTCGGCGCGGAGGAGCAGCTGGCGGGGCCGGAAAACTGACATAGCACCCGGCGGCGGCCTTGGCAGATTTCGTCATCGAGGGTGGATTTGACGACCGGGGCATCCTCGAAGGCTTCAAGCGGCTGGTCGACGAGGGCACCAAGGCCGGCCGGCAGGTCGGGGCGGGCTTTGAGGATGAGCTGAACCGCTTCGGCAAGCGGTCCGTCGCCAGCCTGCAGCAAGAGCTGTCGCGGCTGCAGAGCCGCCAGCTGCGGGTGAACGTCGACTCGACTGCGTTCACCAAGACCGGGGAGAAGATCAAGGAGATCCAGGCGCTGATCGATCAGGCGAACAGGAAGAAGCTGTCGCTGCAGTTCGACTCCGCCTCGATCAACGGCCTCACCAGCAGGCTGCAGCAGCTGCAGGCGCAGAGCCTGAACCTGAAGGTCGGCACCGAGGAATACCAGAGAGCCCAGCTCCAGGTCGATGCCCTGCAACGGAAGATCCAGGATCTCAGCCGGATCCCTGTGGCGGCCGGCAGCATCTCGGGACTGCAACAGGAACTCCAGCGCCTCCAGCAGCGCCAGGTCCGGCTCAGCGTCGACAGCACGGCGTTCGATCGCGTCACCCGCCGGATCCAGCAGGTTGAGGCGCAGATCGAGGAGGTGAACCGGAAGAGGGTCAGCCTTCAGTTCGATCCGGCATCGATCAACGGCCTGAACGCCCGCCTGCAACAGATCCAGGCCCGGGCGTTGGATCTGAAGGTGGACACCGACGACTACCGCCGGGCCCAGCTCCAGGTGGAGGCGCTGCAGGATCGCATCCAACGGCTGGGGCGTGTGCCGGTGGCGGCCGGCAGTCTGGACGCCCTGAACCGCCAGCTGCAGGATCTCCAGCAGCGCCAGACCCGCCTGCGGGTGGACTCCTCAGCGTTCGCCCGCACAGAGGCGCAGATCCAGGAGGTGCAGGAGCGGATCGATGCGGTGAACCGCCAGCGGCTGCTGATCAACGCCGACCCCCGCAGCATCGCCGCAGCGCAGGCCCGGCTGCAGGACCTGAACGCACAGCTGCAGCGGGTGGCGGTGGGGAGCCGGGCGTTCAACACCCTGCAGCGGGAAGCCCGGGAAGCCGAGCAGGCCATCGCTCGGGTCACCGGGGCGTCGCAGGGGCTGGGCTCTGATCTGGTGGATGCGTTGCTCCCCGCCGCCGGCGCGCTCGGCGTGCTGCTGGCGATCGGTCGGGCCCTGCAGTTCGTGGCCGCCCAGGCCACACAGGTCAACAGCGCCTCGGCCGCCCTGCGCACCCTAGGGGCCGACTCGGCCCTGCTGGAAACCCGGCTGCTGGCGGTGAGCCGGGCGACCGGTAGCGCCGTCTCCCAGGGTGAGCTGCTCCGCGCGGCCTATGACGTGGCGTCCGCTGGCTTCACCCAGGCAGCCGACGCGGCGGCGATCCTCGAGGCCGCCAACCTCGGCGCGGTCGGTGGCTTCTCCGACATCGACACGGTGGCCAACGCCACCACCTCGGTGCTCAACGCCTACGGGCTGGCGGCGGACCAGGCGGGCCGGCTGGTGGATGGCTTCATCCAGACTCAGAACGACGGCAAGATCATCGTCGCCGAATACGCCCAGCAGATTGGCAAGCTGGCCCCGATCGCGGCATCGGCCGGGGTCTCGATCGAGGAGCTCAACGCTGCCATCGCGGTGGCCACCGTTGCCGGCGTGCGACCCGAAGCGGCGGTTACGGGGCTGCGGCAGGCCATCGCAGCCATCATCAAGCCGACCGACGAGGCCACCGCGCTCGCATCGAAGCTGGGGATTGGCTTCAGCGCATCGGCCCTCAAGGCCAAGGGCCTCCAGGGTGTGCTGGCGGAAGTCGCTGGAGCGACGAAGGGCGCGACCGGGCTGAACCTGCAGCTGTTCGGCAGCGTCGAAGCACTGGCCGCCGTGCAACCTTCTCTCACCGAAAACCTGGAGAAGTACAACAAGGCCCTCGACAACCAGCGCAACGCTGCTGGCGTAGCGGCCAAGGCCAACGACGAGATCGCGCAGACCATCGAGGGCGCTACCAAGCGGGTACAGGGTGCCATTTCCAACCTGGCCGCGTTCATCGGCCAGTCGTTCGCCCCGGCGGCGATCCCAGCGCTGAACTTCGTGGCCAAATCGATCGAGGATCTGCAGACGGTGGCCGAAGCCACCAATCTGCAGGAGGGTTTTGGCTTCTCCACTCAGGAGGCGCTGCAGCTGGCCGGCACGCTGCGCACGGTGCAGGAGCGCTACAACCTGACCGCCCAAGAGGCGAAGAACCTGCTCAGCAACGCCGTGGCCAACAGCGGCGCGGCGAAAGACTGGTTCGGCAACCTGCGCGCCGGCGGCGAGAACTTCGGCCGGGTGCAGGAGGGGCTGATCGAGCAGGCGCAGCGGTGGAATGCCCAGCGGATTGCAGGCGCGAAGGCAGCCGGCGCCGCCGAGGGAGAGAACACCCTCTCACTCCAAGAGCAGGTCAACATCCTCCGGCAGATCGGCGCGACCCGAGAGGCGCTGACGAAGATCCAGGAACGCGGCCCCCTGGAGGCCATCATCGGCCAGCAGCAGGTGGCCCAGCAGGTGCTGGGGATCTCCACGGCTCTGGCGAATCTGGAGCAGTCACGCTTCGACGTGCTCCGGGCCCGCAACCAGTTCGAGATCGACAATGCGGAGCGGCTGGGGCTGACTCAGCAGCAGATCGCCAACCGCGAAGCGGCGAATGCACAGCTGCAGCAAGAGGCGCTGATCGCCCGATTCGAGGCCACTGTGCGGCAGCAGGCATTGGAGCAGGCGGCTCTGCAGCTGAAGCAGGAGCAGCTGGCTATCGAGGCGCAGCTCGCTGTTCTGGAGCAGAAGCGTGTCGTGACCACCGCGCAACGCAACCTGCTGGCAGCTGAGGCCAGCCTCGATCCTCAGCGAATTGCCGACGCAAAGAACCAGCTGCAACTGGAACAGGTCAGCCTGCAGTACGCCCAGCAGAAGGTGGCCATCCTCGGCCAGATCGCACCGCTTGAGGCTCAGATTGCCCAGGCCAACGCGGAGACCGCCCGCAACCAGTTGCTCGCTCAGGGCGCATCGCTGGGCATCGAGAAGGAACTGCGGAGCATCACGCCGCAGGTTGAGACGCAGGGCAAGGCGTGGCGGGCGATCCTGCAGGATTCCTCCAAGCTGCCCGGTGCCATCGATCAGCTGGCCGGCTCCACCGGCGAGGCGGCGAAGGACGTCGAAAATGTGGCCAGCGGCTTCATCCAGGCGGGCAACAGCATCAAGACCTTCTCCAGTGGCCGCTTCAGCGATGCCGTGGGAGATGCCGCGGGCAATGCGCGGTCTTTCGCTGGATCGATGAGCGATTCGGCGGCCAGTGCGGACCAGCTGCTGCGCAGCCTGCAGTCCGCCGCCGGCCTGGCGCCGTCGCGGTTCACCGGTGGGCCGGTGCAGGCGGGGCAGCAGTACCGGATCAACGACGGCCCGGGCGGCCGCAGTCTGGGACAGGAATCGTTCCTGTCGAAGGCCGGCGATCTGTCGCTGATCCGCAACCCGATGAATAGCCTATGGACGGCGCCGAGCCAGGGCATCGTGCTGCCGGCGGTGCTCACCAAGCAGCTGAAGGCCGAGGGCGCGTTCGATGCTCCCCGCGGCGCTGGTCGTGTGGCGGCGGTGTCTGGTGCCCTCCGGCCGCCGGCCAGTGCTGCGTCAACCGCACGCCTCGAGCTGGCGGTGACGAACCTGGCGGCGCAGGTGCAGGCCCTGAACCGCAAGCAGTGGACCGTGCAGAACCGGATCACCAACTCGGCCGGCAGCACCCAGATCCGCGCGATGAACGCGATCCTCTGACCCCATGGCAGTCACCATCGGCACGCTGACGATCGACAAGCTCCAGGCACGGTCCGTGGCCTACGACGAGCTCGACACCCGGCAGGGCCTGGCCGTGCGCGCCTGGGACATCGAGGGGCTGCTCGGTCCTGTTGATGCAGCCGCGATCTCCAACGCCTTCGAAGACTGGACTGCCACCCGCGATGGTGAGCCAGACAGCCTGCTGGCCGGCAGTGTCGGCACCACGGTCCTGTTCACCGGCAGCGATGGCGTGCGGACCTGGACGGACGTTCCCTGCTGGTGGGACACGGCACCGGCGATCGAGCGCCGTGGCACCCGCCTGCGGGTCTCGTTCCGGCTCATCGATGCAGCTGCCTCCCTGGCGGCCCTGCTGCTCAGCGAGGAGCGCAACCGTGAGCGCGGCGATGCGCTGGCGCCGACCTTCAGCAGCATCACCGTGGGCGGCGTGGCCCTGACGATCATCAGCGAACCGGAGGGCCGAGCGGACGGCCCGAGCGTCACCACGGCGGCCACCGGTACCGACCTGATCGAGGGCCCGCTACGGGCGGTGCGGATCAGGAACATCGTCGGCTATGGCCCCAACCCTGGCCGCACCGACTTCGACACGCTCCTCGACTGGTATGACGACATCGTGACGACCCGCCCCACCGCTGGCAGCTGGTACCCGACCAGCCAGCCGACTGCTGAGCCCCAGGGGCTGGTGATCGCCGGCGCCAAGACCACCCGCTGGGTGATCAGCCTGCAGCTGAGGCTCATCGCATGACGGTCGACGCACGCTGCCTCATCGCCACCGACCTGGGGATTCTCAAGGACGGCGCCGGGCTGTCGGAGGATCACGCCCAGGGCCTCGGGCTGATCACCTACCGCGGCACATTTCCTTTCGATGGGGTTTTCGCTCCGGCTCGTGGTCGCGTGATTCAGTTGGCCTACGCCCGCCCCCAGTACGGGGCCTCAGGCCTGCTCACCCGGTTCTACCCGCGCCTCCACGTCATCAGCAGCTCGGCGGATCCTTTCGCCAACCAGACCACCGTGGAGGTCGGCTGCCAGCTCGAGCTGATGCGCAACCGCAAGGATTCTGTCGTCTTCCGTGCCGTCGACAATCCTCCGGCATGGTGGACGGCCTTGAACCCTGGCGTTCAGCCACGGGTGCCGCCGGTCATCGAGATGCAGAAGGTCGTCCAGTTCTGCCTGGATGCCCTGGGGATCCCGCTGGCAAGCGGGAGTGTCACCACGGCGGATGTGAAGGTCATGGAGGAGTTCGACCTGTCTGGAGGCTACGTGCAGGCCCTGGACGACATCCTCCGGTCCTCGCTGCTGATCGGGCACATGACCCCGCAGGGCCAGCTGCTGGTGAGATCGGTCGACTTGGCGCCAGCGCCTGGCCCGGTGCTGCGCCGCGGGAACCTGCTCAGCCTGCAACCGATCAACGATCGCGGCGGCGCCGAGCAGGTCGTCGTCGAGTTTGATGCGATCGAGGCGCCTGCCGGCCTGGCGCCGGACGATGGCACCGACACGCCTGCCGAGATCGGCACGGTCGACACCACCGATCCTGAGGAGCAGGAGCAGCAGGCCCTGCGCGAGTGGGAGTTCGAGCGGACCATCAGCCCGCCAACAACTTTCGAGATCTTTGTGCGGGGGCGCAGGTTCCAGATCGGGATCGGTCCTGGTGAGCCGCTTGAGCCCAATGAGCCTATCCGGATTGAGGTGGAGGCCATCCAGACGTCCGAATCACGCACCACATACAAGACCTACGAGTGGCGAGACGAAGACGGAAGGCAGCAGAAACAGGATCTGGCGATCAAGCGTGAATCGCGGACACGATCATCGCTGAAGATGAGCACGGCGCTATTTTTCGCCATGAATGAAAGCCTGTACGTGATGCAGCCGTCTGGCAACATTCCGCACGACACGGATCAGGTCACCGAGTACGAATACATCATCGAGCCCGGAGGCCCCAGGCTGGCGAAGGAGGTCACCCGAGATTTCCACTCCAAGGCCAAGTTCGTTACGGCGTTGCCGATCATCAACTACGACTACGAGGCGGCATTCGCAGCCCTTCCGTTCGATGCTGTCGAGGTGGCTCGCTCCGAGGTCATCAACGAGGTGGACGAAGTATCGGGACTGACGAAACGCAAGACCACCCGTTGGGCTGCATCAGGCAAGACCCAGAACGGTGCTGTCGCCGCGGTCATCGGCTCGGAAGACATGGCCAACGCCACCGACTTCAATGCCGTCGTCAAGGCCGCCCAGCCGCTGGTCTGCCTGGGCACCGAGGTGCAAATCGGCATCGGCCGGCAGTTCGGGATGCAGTCTCGGCCATCGCCGCAGGCGCGACTGGTTGAGTCGCTTCTCACCAAGCCGAAGGACGACAAGAGCCTGACCAGCAGCGGCACGGTCGGCAGCAGCGCCGGTCAGGGGGAGCCACAGGTGGTGACCAGCTCCTACCAGTTCGGCGGCGCGGGCACCGAGGGGTGGAACACGAACAACCTGCAGCTGCCCTATGCCCCTGACGACTTCATCAGCGGCGTGAACGGCTCGGCCAGTGGCCAGATCGATCTGTTCCTCACCCGAGGCAGGGCACGCCAGCGGGCCCTCGAGTACGGGCGAATCCAGAACGCCCTGGACTTCGGCCATGCCAACGGCATCGAGATCACCACGGCGCCGTGGGAGCTTCCCAGCCCGCCGCTGGCGGCGGTCTACATCGAGGAGTCCGGTGTTTCGACGGCGTTCAGGGTCAACGGCCGGAACTGGGAGTTTCGCAATGGATCAGCGATCGTCACCGCAGACCTGTGCCTGGTGGGTTCCGCTGGTCAGCTGATCGGGGAGACGCCCGTGAACTGGACGCCGCAGCCGGCCGATCCGACGGATCTGCCCGAGCTGGGGGCCCCCAGCGGCAGCGGAGAGCTGCTGCCGGCGAACACGATCACGCTGCCTGGCGGGTTCAATCCAGCAGCACCCGGCGCGGTCTGGAGCAGCCTGCCAACCACCGGCAGCGACACCTTCGGGCCCAGCCGTTCACCGTCTTCGATCGCACCGCCCTACATCCAGACCGTGAAGTCACTGGCCGTGAGCCGTGCCCTGGCGATCACCACTGAGCTGCTCTACAGCCTGACGCCGATCACCGAGGACATCACGGCGGTGAGCCGGGCGGTTGCGGAGACAAAGCTGCAGGCCGCCACCGAGAACATCGTGGCCGTCAGCCGGGCGCTGGCCTTCACCGAGGAGATCTGAACCTCGCCGGAAAACTGAGGTAGGCGCCCGGCTGCTTCTGTGACCCTGACCGCAACCGTTCCTCAGCGTGAGCTGGCGTTCCAGGCTGACCAGCTGTATGAGGGCGAGACCTACAAGCTGTTCCTGGCCCTGAATCCAGGCACCCTGGGTGCCGAGGATGACCTGGCCGACTGGGAAGCGGAGGAGGTCAGCGGCGGCGGTTACGCGGCGGCGACCGGGACGATCGGCACCGGCGCGTGGAACGGCACGACAGGCAGATACGAGCCTCCGGTGCTGACGATCAGCGTCACGGCCACAGGCGCTGGCTTCTCGTTCGACGCCATCGTCTGCAAGGTCGGCACGGTGCGGACGAACGTCCAGTCCATCACGTTCCTACCTGGCGTGGTGGCCCTGGCCGCCGGCGAGTCGCGCACGTATCAGCATCAGCTGGCGCAGGACAACTGATCGTGAGCCTGCTGATCGAAACGGCCATCGCTGCCGAATCCATCGTGCAGGCAGCATGGGCACGTGCCATCGCAAACCGTGAGCGGCTGCGCCTTCGGCAGGATCTGCAGGCCGTCCGCGAGGCGACCGACAAGCGGCTGCAGCGGCTGCCGGGCTGGGAGGATGCGTTCACCAACCCGATCATCACGAACTACCGCCCGGATGAACCGATTGCGGTGCCGGCATTGGCAGGCGGGGCTGACCCGGCCGGGTTTTTTCATATCAATAATTTCGATGTTCCAACAGGATCTATCTATGTGTTTTCTGGCGACAGAAGCGCTTACAGACTTGGCGTAAATGATGGGGGGTTTGCTGCTTTTGCTGTTCCCCTCATGCTGCCAATCAGTGAAAGACTGGGTCTTCTTGCGACAGCGACCTATGAACCGAGCCCTTCTCTTGGGCCATACACGTACCTATACTCCAATATCTTCGTCGTTGGGGTTAGGACTGTTCGACAGCTGGACAGGGAGCTGCCAACCTCGCTGAGGACTTTCTTTGATTTTGCCGTCGACTATGCACGCGATGCGATTCTGGGCGGGTTTACCGACATCAGCACACTCTCCGCTTACGGCCTCTATAACGCCGGTGCCCCCACGCCATTCGGCGGGTCTCCAACTTCATACCAGATGATAAGGGACGGGTTCCCTTTCATTGGCACCAACTACGACGTTACAGATGTTCAAGCCTGGAGTGAGCTGGATCTATCCGTAGCGCCGAGTTTCGAGTTTGACGAGCTTGGCGAGTTGTTCCTTAATCTGGGAACTGTTCGGCTAAGCGTGCGTCAATATCCAGGGCTCATCACTCCGGCCATGCTGGAGACTCCCGAGATTGCTGTGACGGTGCCGCCTGTTTACAGATTCGGGCCGAGCGTGCCGGTTGCGTCACCATTCTTTGATGACAGGCAGGTTCAGTCGTTCGCATATTTCTTTACGGACCTCGGCCTGCCGTCCTACTGCCGCGAGCAGCTCCTTGCCATGGGATTCACCGAGGAGGACTTGCAACCATGACCACCACGTCAGACGAAGGCATCCAGGCCGCGATCGAAGCCGCGCAGCTGCGGGCCGCCGCCAACCAGCTGCGGCTGAAGCTCAGGCTGAAGTTCCTGGCGGTCAATCCTCAGAGTCCTCGGCCCCAGCGCTGAGCCGGCCGGAAAACTGAGCTTGCACACATGGCGCGATGCCGACTGCAATGACCGATTTCCTCAAGGCCATCTACGGCCGGGTGCCCTGCCGCCCTGTTTTCTGCTACGTCTCCGCTGATCCTGATGGCGAGGGCGAAGGCGGTGGTGGCACCGACGACAGCACCGACGACAGCACCACCGACGACAACGACGCCCCGCTGGGTCCCCAAGGCGAGAAGGCGCTGAAGGCCGCCCGGGACGAGGCCAAGGCCGCCGCCCGCAAGGCCACCGCCCTGGAGAGGCAGCTGGCCGCTCTCAAGGGATCTGTCTCCCCGGAGGACTTCCAGGCCGCGAAGGACGCCGCCGAGCGGGCTCAGCAGGAGGCTGAGGCCAAGGGCCGCGAGCTGGCCGAGGAGCGGCAGCGCCTCAGCCGGAAGCACCAGGCCGAGCTCAAGGCCGCCAACGAGCGCGCCACCGCCGCCGAGCAGCGCGCCACCACCAAGACCATTGAGTTCCTCACCAAGGAATCCTTCTACGCCGCCGGTGGTGACAACTCCGTTGACGAGGACGGCACCTCCTCCTTCCAGGCCTTCATGCTCCTCAAGGGCCGCAAGCACCTCCGCCTCCGCGATGACGAATCGGTCTACGTCGTCGATGCCTCCGGCGATGAACTGCTGGACGAAAAAGGCAAGCCGGTCGACGTGCAGACCTGGATCACCAAGCAGGCCGACTCCTCCCCGGTAATCGCCCGGCTGTTCAAGCCGCGCAAGGGCGAAGGTTCCGGCTCGATGTCGTCCAACGGCATCCGCGGCGTGCGTGGGCCTGATCTCCACAACCTCAGCTATCAGCAGCGGCTGGCGGCCGCCTGGCCGGATAGCTGAAGACCCAGGGAAAACTGTCGGTGACGACCGCTGAGCGCGATGCGAGGCGGGGCAATCAGTAGGCGCGACGCCTCGTAACCCCCTTCCCCAATCCTCCGTCCATGACTGCCCTCACTCTCTTCGAGCAGCAAGCGCTCGTCTCCGACGCCCGGACCCTCGCGGTCATGGGTGGCCTGATGACCTCCGAGCTCACCCGCGTCATCCCTTTCAAGAATGTCGACGGTGGTGCGCACGTCTTCGTGCAAGACGACGAACTGCCGACCGCCGACTTCCGTGCGTTCGATGAGTCCAACGAGGACTCGATCGGCAGCTCCAAGCCCCAGGCCGAGACCGTCAAGATCTTCGGCAAGGACATCAAGACCGACAGTTCCAAGCTGGCCATGTTCGGCCCCGGCGCCCACCGCCGCGCCGTCGACCAGGCCATCCGTGCCATGCGGCTGCGGATCGAGGATCTGTTCATCAACGGCAACTTCACCGCTCCCAACCCCCGCCACTTTGACGGTCTGAAGAAGCGGCTGCCGACCGGCTCCAGCCAGTGCGTCCTCAACCACCCCTCTGCCGGCGCGCCTTCCCTGGCCGCCTTCGACGAGGTGCTCGATGCCGTCGATGCCGCCCCCGGCGACAAGATGCTGATCGTCCCCAAGTCGATCCGCCGGCAGCTCTCCGCTGCGATGCGGTCCCCCACCCTGGCCGGGAACATCAATCTGCGGCCCGATGAGTTCGGGAAGCAGACGATGTACTACGGCGAAGCCCGGGTGATCGTCACCGACGTGAACAACCGGAAGCAGGTGATCCAGGACTACACCGACGCCAACTCCACCACGTCGATCTACGCGGTTGCTTTCGGCGACGGCATGCTCTGTGGCATCCAGGGTCGATCCCGCCTTGGTGGCCCCTATGGCGTCGAGTCCTACGACGTCGGCGAGATGCACGTCACCCCCACCTTCCTCACCCGGATCGTGTGGCACCTCTCGATGGTGATGGAGAACGAGCGGGCCGCTGCCCGTCTGGCGAACATCACGAACGCCGCCATCGTCGCCTGATCCCTCTCCCTATCCCTATCCCATCGCTTCTCTGTCATGTCCCGCGCTTTTGGTCTTCCCGCACGTCGCGCCAATGCGATCGAGCTCGAAGGCATCCTCCTCGGCGCTGTCCGGGCTGGTGACGGCACTCCCGCCGAAACCCGCACCGGTGCCGCCCGCATCCTGAGCCGCAAGCTCAACTCCAACGTCGGATTCAAGGTCCTGCTGGTCGGCGCCACCTCCGGCGCCACCGGCGGCTACGTGGTCGAGGTCGACCATGTGGCCCGCGGGGCCACCACCGCCAACGGCACCTGGGTGCCCCTCGGCACCATCGCTGCCACCGGCACCGATGAAGTCGAGGCCATCTTCTCCGGCAAGGATGCCGGCGTGAAGGTCGCCGCTGCTGCTGCCGTGGCCGATCCGATCGTGTCCGCCATCCGGCTGGTGGCCGGCTCGGGGAACATCGCCATCACCAACGTGGCGCTCACCTCGAACGTGGCCACCATCACCGTGTCGGCCCACACCTTCGTGGTGGGGGACAACATCAGTGTCCAGGGCTGCAGCAACACCGTGTTCAACGGCAACTACCGGGTCACCGGTATCACCGCCACCACGATCAGCTACGCCCGCACCAACTCGAACATCACCAGCGCCTCCGCGACTGGCAACGTGACGAACGGTGCTGCGGTGCCCTCCAACGTGGGCACGGTGTGGCTTGCGCCGCTGATGTGATCGGTGTCCTGACCACGACCAGGGCCCTTCGGGGCCCTTCACCATTTCTCGCAGGGTCATGATCTTCGCCGGCATCACCAACCCGCCCGAACCGGCGCCGGAGCCGGCGCCGCCAGCGGCCGAGGCCAAGGGCCGCCGCCGCGCACGGACCGCTGAGGGGCAGTTCCAGGCGGACGACCCGGCGACGCCGGACAAGGACGAAGCATGGGTCGAGTGATCGACTGCACCCTGCACCTCCCCGGGCTGTTCCACACCCAGGAGACCGAAGCCTTCGACCACTGCGCCTTCACCGGCAAGGTGCGGCGGTTCGTCCCGATGATGCGTGCCCTCGGCTGGCGGGTCATCCTCTACAGCAACGAGGGCACCACCGTCGATGCGACGGAACACGTCCCGATGCTGAGCCGTGAGCAGTTCGCAGAGCTCTACGGGGCCAAGGCCGCCACCGCCTTCCATGGTGATCACGCCACGATCGGATCAGCAGGCCATGCCGCCTTCGAGGCGGCGCTGATCCCGGCGCTGCGGGCGCGGGTGCAGCCGGGCGACATCATCCTGCATCCCTTCGGGCACGCGCATCAGGTGCTGCTGTCCGAGTTCCCGCAGCAGGTTCACGTCGAGTCGGGCATCGGCTACCCGATCGTGATGGACGGCACCTTCAAGGTGTTCGAGTCCTACGCCTGGATGCACTACCACCAGGGCAAGGCCGACCGCTGGGGGGCGAACTACGAGTGGGTGGTGCCCAATTACTTCGACCCCGCCGACTGGTCGCTGGGCGAGGGCACTGGCGGGTACCTGGCGTTCCTGGGCCGGATCTGCAAGGAGAAGGGCCTGGACGTGATCCGGGCGATCGCTGATCACTCGCCGCTGCCGATCGTGCTGCATGGCCAGGGCGATGCCTCGCAATGGCAGCACCCGATGATCCGGTACGCGGGGCCCATTGTGGGGCGTGAGCGGGCGCGGTTCCTAGGCGGCGCCATGGCGGCGCTGATGCCCACCCAGTTCGTCGAGCCGTTCGGGGGGTCCGGTGTCGAGGCCCTGCTGTGCGGCACACCGCTGATTGCCTCCGACTGGGGGGCGTTCACCGAGACCGTGATGCCCGGTGTGAATGGCTTCCGGCCGCGGACGCTGCAGGGCTGGCTGGATGCGATCGACGGGGCCCAGATCCTGGATCGTTCGGCGATTGCTGCGGCGGCCCGCGCCCGGTACTGCCTGGCGACGGTGGGCGAGCAGTACGACCGGATCTTCCGCGACCTGCTGGACCTGCGCGGGGCGGGCTGGTACACGCTGCGGGACCAGCCTGCGACAGAGATCAGCTACGAGCGGATCGATGCGGAGGAGGGCCCGTTCGCTGAGCGGCTGGCGCAGTGGATCGCGGAGACTGTCGGGCCGGCCACGGCGCTGGACATCGGCTGCGGCCCCGGCACCTACGTCAGAGCCCTTCGCCGCCACGGGATCGCCGCTGAGGGCATCGATGCAGACCCTCGCGTGGAGGGCGTCGAGCACCTTCACCAGTGGTCGCTGCTGGATGACCCTGGCATTGAGTCCGAGCTGGTGCTGTGCCTGGAGGTGGCCGAACACATCGAGCCCGCCCTGGGGCCGGACGTGGCCGCCGCGGTGGCTGCTGCGGTGCTGCCCGGCGGCATGCTGATCTGGACTGCAGCAGCGCCCGGGCAGGGCGGCAGCGGCCACATCAACTGCCAGCCACGGGAGCACTGGCTGGCGCTGCTGGAGGCCCAGGGCCTCGTCCATTGCCCGGCTGCGGAGGACAGCCTGCGGGCCTTCGCCCGCAACGGCTACCACCTCGGCTGGTTCCCCCAGAACCTGATCGTGCTGCGGAGGCCGGCGCCGGAAAACTGAGGCATGGCCACCCCGATCAGACACAAAAGGGGCGACACGTTCGACCGGCTGCTGGTGATCCCGGCCGACTTCGCCGATGGCTACTGGGTCGGCTGGACGGTCACGGCGCAGATCCGGACGGCGCGCGGCAAGCTCATCTCCGACCTGGTGGCTTCCTGGGCGGATCCTGCATCGACCACGCGGACGCTGCGGCTGTTCGATGCCACCACCCAGGACTGGCCGATTGCTGACGATCTCGAGATCGATGTGCAGTTCGTCAGGGATTCCGATGGCACGAAGCGCTCCACCGAGACGCTGATCGTCACCGTGGTGCGGGACGTGACGCAGCCATGAGCGAGCCGATCCCCGTCGAGTTCCTGCCGGACGATCAGGCACCGATCGGGCTGCTGGGTGCTGCGCTGCGCGGCGCACCTGGCGCGACCGGGGCGACGGGTGCCGCTGGCCTAGGGGTGACCGGCGCTACCGGCGTTGCGGGATCCGCTGGCGCTACGGGCGCCACGGGCCCCGCCGGCATCGGAACGACCGGCCCGACCGGTTCGGCTGGCCCTGCAGGGGCCACTGGAGCGACGGGCGCCGCCGGGGTGGGTGTGACTGGCGCTACGGGCGCCGCAGGTGCTGTCGGTGCGACTGGGCCCGCCGGCGCGACCGGTGTTGGCACGACTGGTGCCACGGGCGTCGGGGCCACCGGTGCCACGGGCGTGGCCGGGTCCGTTGGCGTCACCGGCGCGACCGGGGCAGCAGGGGCGGCAGGCCCCACGGGCGCGACTGGAGCCGCGGGAAGCGCAGGCCCGACCGGCGCGACAGGTGTTGGCACGACAGGCGCCACTGGCGTCGCCGGCCCTGCGGGAGTCACAGGGGCAACGGGGGCCGCCGGTTCGGCCGGCGCCACGGGCGCCACTGGAGTGGCAGGCGCAGTCGGTGTTACTGGAGCGACCGGCGTGGCAGGAGGGGCGGGCCCGACCGGCGCGACGGGTGTTGCTGGAGCGGTCGGAGTCACAGGTGCCACGGGTGCTGCCGGGACCGCGGGGCCGACCGGTGCAACGGGCGTCGCAGGCAGCGTCGGAGTGACCGGCGCGACTGGTGTAGGTGCAACAGGGGCGACAGGACCTCAAGGGGCAACGGGCGCCGGCGGCACACCTGCCGATGGCTCGATCACGCTGGCCAAGTTGGCCGACCTGACCACCCAGCGGGTGATCGGGCGAAACAGCGCAGGTACTGGCGTACCTCAGGAAGTGAGCCTGTCGCAGCTGCTGGACTGGGCCAGCAACACGCAGGGCGCGATTTTGACCCGTGGCGCTAGCGGCTGGGTGGCGCTGGCACCGCCAGCCAATGATTCCTATCTGTCAATCAGTGGTGGTGGGACATCTAACCCGGTCTGGGTAGATGAAACCACACTGCTACTCAAGTCTCCAGACACAACCACATCTGCTGAGTTTAGAAGCCTGCTGAGCGACGAAACCGGCACGGGTTCCGCTTACTTCCAAGGTGGTGAGCTAGGCACCCCCAGCGGCGGCACGCTGACGAGCTGCACGGGCCTCCCACCTGGCGGCATCACGATGGCGACGGCTCGCCTGCTGGGGCGCACGACGGCCGGCAGCGGAGCGGCCCAAGAGATCACCGTCGGCAGTGGTCTGAGCCTGACCGGCGGCACGCTGTCGGCAACCGGCGGCGGCTCCATCACCGTCCAAGACGAAGGCGCTGAACTGTCAACGTCAGTCACGACTCTAAATTTCACCGGCGCGGGCGTCACTGCCACCGGAACCACGACGGTAACCGTCAACGTCCCAGGTGGCAGCGCCAGCGCAGGCGGCAGCGCCACGCAGGTTCAATACAACTCGGCAGGTGCCCTGGCTGGTGCGGCAAACGTCGAGATCAACGCCGAAAACCTGCAGCTAACGGCGCCAAGCACCGCCCCTGGAGCAGCCGACGCTAGCAGCCTCCTGGTTTATCCGGTGGGCATGGCTGACCGGTTCATGCTGGCCATGCGTGGACCGATCGGTGCCGCTTCGCTGATTCAACCGTCGCTGTTCACGAATAACGTTTCAATCTTCAACCCGCAGACCGGCACGACCGGCACGGGTAGCAATGCCTTCCATGCCGCGTGGACTTCCAACGGCACTGTCACGCATCCGAACCCTGATTCGGTCACGCTGGCTGGACGGTTCAGGAGAACCCGCTACGCCAACGTTGTGACGACCGCTAACCAGCAGCTTGGGCCACGGATGAACGCTACTTCTGACATGGCCTACTGGCGAGGCAATGCAGCAAATGCGGGCGGCTTCTTCTTCTATACCCGGTTCTTCGTTACCTACCCCGCTTCGACCGTGCGTATCTTTGCTGGGCTGCAGGGTACTGGCGCCACAACTTCCATCTGCACTTCGGACACGGTGGGGAATAACACCTGCGGCTTGTGGCATGACACCACAGATCCATCGTCTGGATCTGGCGCATTTAACATTGTGACAAGGAACGGCACGACAACGACCAAAACGCCTATCAACCTAGCCAATGCGATTGCCACGGCTACGGTCTACGACTTTATGATGTTCCACGAGCCGAACGGCTCCACGTTGTTCTACCGGCTTGATGATGTAAGCAACTCGGTAACCTACACAGGAAGCACTACATCTACGCTGCCGGTCAACACTGTGTTTATGTCGCCGCAAGTGCAGATGTCTAATGGAACGGCCAACTTAACCGCAGATACCAGCGCCATGAATGTGGTCCGTATCTATGTGGAGTCACCGTACTGATGGCTACTAACTACGCTACGTTCTGGTCTGCCTTTAAGGCATCGGAGTCATGGTCTGGCCTGATGGCTATGGCCAGGTTTGCACCAGAGGTGGAGCTGCGCGTACTGCGACTGCGGGTCGAGCTGACCGACGCCATGGCGGGCCACGCTAACCAAGCCGACATTCAGGAGGCCATTTGGCGTTTGATGGAGATGGTCGGCAGCCAGTCGGATCCGTCCCAGGTTGGCGAACTGGTGGGGCTGATGCAGACGCATGGGCTGGCAGAGCTCTACAGCCTGATCCCGCCATGACCAGTATCGGATCCAGCGGGAAAACTGGTTACAGAACGGAATGACCCCGGGGCGGCGATGCCGATGAACGAGCCCACCCACGGGGACATCCTCGAGAAGCTGGGTGAGCTGAAGGGACAGGTGACCACCTTGATCACCCTGGTCGCCGAGAAAAGAGAGGACATCACCAACCTCTACGGCCGGGTGAGCACGCTGGAAAAGACAGCCACCAGCCGCGACGAGCTCGGGGAAATGGAGAAGCGAATCAGCGGCCTCGAGAAGGAGGTGGCCAAGGAGCTCGGCAAATGGGCCGGCATCACCCTGGTCGGGGCGATGGTGCTTTCGCTGGTGGCCCCAAGGATCCAGGAGGGGCTGGGGATTGTGGAGCAAGATGTCCGCCACCAGCTGCATCTGCCTCCACCGCAGACCATCCCGAGGCCCTGAGCAGCCGCTTCATTCGCCAGGAGCACAAGTAAGACCCTCCCACAGCTGCAGCCGCACCAGGTAGGAGATGAACGACTCGTTGAGCGCAACGGCGTGCTGCTGCAGCAAGTCGCAGTCCGTGCCATCGGCAGCCATAACCTCTGAGCGCGGATCTGCCGCTGCCACCATCTCCGGCACGTCACCATCCCGCAGCACCGCCGGCCGGAAAATCCGCCCGCGCATGATCTGGTCTGCCTCGAACATCGACCCGGTGGGCAGGATGTCAAACAGGCAGTAGAGCACCGGCTCCCCGTTGTAGTCGCCGAGCTGGGGCGCGCTCAGGGCAATCGCTGGGACCATCGCGGCAGCTGCTGCTGCCTCAGTTTCCCGGGGAAAACTGAACCGGACACCGCTACGGCCCGCGATGACCAGCCGCAGATTCGCCGGCACCGTCGCCGCCGGCTCGGTCGTCACCGCCCTCAGCGCCGCAATCGTGGCGGCATGGTCGGTGGTCGACTGCGTTCGCTTCCAGGCGGGGCCCGGGCAGTGCGACGAGACGATCGGCGCGAACGTGCCGACCCTTGTGGCCGGAGCTGCTGCAGTCGTCACAGCGATCTCCAGCTGGTGGGTGGGATACGAGACCCTCAACCCTGCACTGCGGAAGACCCGGCGCCGTCGCGGCCCTGACGGCCGATTCCTCCCCTCTGGTGATCAATGAGCAACCCCGCGGCCATCACCCTCGAACAGCTGTTCAGGTTCTACCGAGGCCTGCCCCACCAGGCGGCGGCGATCAGCGAGCTGGAGGCCGACATCCGCCAGAGCGGCTACTCAGTAGCGATGCGCCGCGATCGGCCGTGGTTCAAGACGTGGAGCGTGGATGGGAAGCTGCACGATCCTGTCAGCTTGGCCAAGCCCCTGGTGCAGTCGTTCGAGAGCTGCGAGCTCACCGCCTACCCAGACCCGGGCACTGGCGGCGAGCCGTGGACGATCGGCTGGGGCAGCACCACCTATGCCAGCGGGAAGCCCGTCCGGCCGGGCGACACCATCACCCAGCAGATGGCCGATGAGCTGCTCGACATGCGACTGCGGAACGACCAGCTCCACCTGGCCAAGGTGATCCCCAGTTGGGCCTCGCTGTCGTCGCATCAGCAGGCGGCCCTGCTGTCGTTCTCCTACAACGTCGGCAGAAATTTCTATGGCGGCGAGGGGTTCGCCACGATCACAGCCAGGATCCGCGACGGGCTGCTCGATCAGGTGGATGAGGCCATGAAGCTCTACATCAACCCGGGCACCGCTGTCGAGGCCGGCCTGAAGCGCCGCCGCGAGGCAGAGGGCCGCCTGTGGCGCGGCGAGGGGCTGTCGGCCGCCAGCCCCTCCACAGCCCCGTCCAAGCTCCCCCCGCACCTCAGCCTCACCCGCACGAAGCGGAAGGACGCCAACGGCCTCGAGCCGCTGATCCTCCGGCGGATCCGCGACGGCATCCCGATGGGCGAGATCACCGTGGTCTCCGGTGCGCCAGGGAAGCAGGTGTTCGCCACCGGCGCGCGCTCGAGGGCCGGCAGCCTGACGCCGCTGCCCGAGGGTCGCTACCGCCTGGGTCCGGTCGAATGGAAGGGCGGCGAGGGCGACTGGAAAACCCACTGGGATGGCCCCCGCAGCGGCCTGGGGCCGGTGTGGATCGACCTGATCTACGACGGCCCGGGCCGCACTGCGCGATCGGCCATCGGATTCCACCTGGACGCCAACGCCCCTGTGGCGCCCGGTTCGGCCGGCTGCGTCGTGTTCCGCAGCAGGGCGGACCTCGAGACCCTGCTCGGCTGGATCAAGTCCGACGGCCCGGCACTCCGCCACCTGTTCGTGAACTGGGGGATGGGCACCTGCCCGACGCCGAAGCCGGGCTGATGGTCTGGTGCGTCGGCGACGACGGCGTGGAGGGTGAAGTCCCCAGGGAGCAGCTGGTCAGGATCTGGGGCTGGAACGGCAGCCGGCTGATCAGCCGCCTGGCCATGCGGGACGTGCAGGAGCAGATCATCGAGGACTGGCGGGCCGATGGGTGGCACGCCTGGGCGACGGGGCCGCTGGTGTTCCGGAAATGAAAAAGGGCCCCGAAGGGCCCGGTGCTGCTGACGTGGCCGCCGGATCACTCGGCGGGGATCTCCGCCTCGAACGGCGCCAGGGCTTCACCGATGGCGGCATCCTCGGCGGCATCCTCATCGGCCAGGGCCTGCAGGGGAGCGATCTGGGCGGCGGCTTCATCGGCGCGGGCGCGGGCTTCGGCGGCATCGGCCTGGGCAGCGGCGATCGCCTCGGCGTCGGCGGCGTCGTTCGCCAGCGCCTCCTCGAGCTGGGCCTTGGTGTCGGCCAGCTTGGCCAGCAGCATGGCGCGCTCACCAGCCAGGTAGCTCAGCACCTTGGTGACGCGATTCAGGATGGTCATGGCGGTTCGTTCCAGTCGTTGGAGAAACTTGAAGAAGGCGAAGTCCACAGAGGGAACCCGTGGGCCGGAGCCACTGTATCTGGACTGAGACCTCTGGGGATGTCAGTCAGGATGCAGACTCAACGGCCCGATCGGTGCGCGGTTGATGAACCGCCTCTGAGATCCCTCGCCAGCACTGGACTGGAACTACGACATCCGTGAGGTGCCCGAGGAGCTCTACCTGGCGGTTCTGGCCGCCCGGCGCGCCCTGGCCTGAGCCATGAAAAAGCCCCGGCACTGCCGGGGCTCTGGACGGCTGGGGTCGCCGTCAAGGAATAGAAGGGTGCAGAGGGACGAGGCCCAGCGCTGGATCAGGCCCAGCCCTTGGAGGCCATGTCCTCGACGTAGGCCGCCACGTCGGCGATGTCGCCCTCGCTGAGCTTGCCGCCGAAGGCAGGCATGGCGTTCTTGCCGTTGGTCACCTGGTAGGCGATGGCGGCCTCGTGGCCGGCGTCGTAGTTGGCCAGGTAGGAGGCCAGGGCATCGGCCTTGAGGGTGCGTTCGGCGTTCACCACGTTGCCGCCGCCCATGTGGCAGGCGGCGCAGTTGGCGGAGAAGATCTGGCCGCCGTGGGCCGCATCGGCGGCGAAGCTCGGGGCGGCACCCAGCACCAGCGCCAGGCAGAGAGCGAAGAGAG